TCGGTGAATGCGTCTACCAGTATCACGACGGACGCCGCCATTAATGTGAAGACCGCAATCAAACCCACGCCCGCCACCCCTAGCGTCGCGAATATCGCGATAATACTGGAGAGCGCCCCGGCCAGCAGGCCTAAGACGATCAACAGCGGACCGGCTGCCGCCGCTGCGACTGCTGCCCACGTCACCCATTCCTTGGTGGAGTCGTTGAGCCCCTTCCACCACTGGATGGCGTCCATGACGTAGTCGCTCAGCCTGAGGATTGCGGGCCCGAGCGTCTTGCCTATCTCGATTCCGGCATTGGTGATGTTGTTCCACGCGATCTTCATCTGCGAGTTGAACGACCGTAGCTGCTTCTCTGATACGTCTTCAGTCGTCCCCCCCGCATCACGCAGCGCGTTTTCGTACTCGCGAATCTTCCCGGAGGTCCCGAGCAGTGTCTGCAATGCCGAGAATGATCGGTCTTGGAACCCGAGCATCTCTGCCGCCGATCTCTTCTGCTCGTCCGTCATCGTCGAGAACGCTCCTTCGAGCTGCTGGATGATGTCGGCCAGCGATCGCATCTGGCCAGAGGCATTGTAGACGCTGAGCCCCATCGCCCTCCAAACCTCGACCTCTTTGAGTGATGCTGCCTGCAGATCGCGGAGCACGATCGATAGGCGCTCTCCAGCGACCTCACCCTTGACGCCCTGGTCTGCGAACGCTGCCAGTACCGCGACGCCCTCTTCCACGTCTTTGTTCAACAGCCTGATAGCCGCTGCGGCCCGGTTCGTCAGCGCGCGGCTGAACTGCTCGACGCTTGCATTTGCCAGCGTGTTTGCCTTAACGAGCACGTCGCTCAGTCGCGTCATGTTCGTCATGTTGATGTTTGTGTCTTTCGAAACGAGTCCGAGCGCTGATTGAGCATCGGTCAAGAGGTCAGTCGCCTGTGCCATGTCGAACATGCCGGCCACGGCGAACTTCTCGACCGTTCCGAGAACGCTCATCGACTGCGCGGCATTGAGTCCAGCCGACGCTAGATAGTAGTAGGCCATCGCCAGATCTCTCGGCGCCGTAACGGAATCGGCAGCGATCTGCATCGCCGTTTGTTCCATCTGGTATCGTATCTCTTTGTTGACATTGCCCATGATCGCAAGCGACTGCGTCATTGCGTCGTCGAAGTTGCCAAATGCGCGTACGGCCATGCCGCCGACCAGCGCGAGCGGTGCCGTGATGTAGGTCGACATCGTCCGGCCAATGCGAAGCGACTTCTTCGAGAAGCGTTCCAGCGTCGCCTCGGCAACACGCAACCCGCGCACATACTGCGTCGTATCTGCGAGGATGTGCGTTACGAGGTTGCCGAGGTCGAGGCTGAACATGTGAGGCCCCTACCTAGCGCGTCGGCCGCGCTTCGGTGCCTTCCGCTTCTGCTTCTGCCACTCCGCCGTCTTGCGTCTCACGGCCTCTGTTGGCGGCCGCACGCCGAGCTTCCCGAGCGTGAACCAGTAGTTCTTCGAATTCTGGATGCGCACCTGTGGGTCGATGGGTGTGGCATCCTCCATCTTGAACTTCATGAGCTTGCCGTTGATGTGAACGCTCTTGCCCGTGCCGCTCGCCTCGATGTACGCGGCGATCTGCGCGAGGTAATACTCCACCCTCGTCGCCGGCGCCTCCGACTCCTGCCACTCGAGGAACCACACCCATCGCAGGAACCCCCGGAACGTCATCGATGCTTGCGCTTCGCCCACCGTACGATGCAGGTGAGACGCCACCTTGTGCCACAGCAGCGCCTCACCCGTCAGTCGTTTTTTGAGACGTCCGCCTCCGCGTCCTGGTTGAGGCCCGACAGATCGCGGGCCTTCTCGAAGAGCGCGTGCTGCGCCTTCGCCGGAAGCCCCTCGATCACGTCCTTGGGCACCAACCTGTCGTTCTCGTCGCGCAGCGAGAGCGTGAGAAGATCGGCCTGGAAGCCGTCGAAGCTCTTGATGCGCGCCGTCTTGCCGTCCGACCCGATCACTGTGCGATTCGTGAGCTTGTTTAAATACCTGTTCCGCTCCGACGCAACAAGCTCGACGATCTTCCAGTGCTTCTCTTCTCCGTCTGCTCCGGTCAATACGACCTCGACCTCGGCGAGGTCCAGCGACAGCTTCAGCGGCTCAGCCATGGTAGCATCCTTCCCTGTCCATTCCGTCCAGCCTGTCACGCCACTGCGCTACGCACTACCCGAGAAGGGGAGCCGTCTCGACGTCCGACCCGTTGAGTTGCGACGGGATGATCTTGAGCGTTGCGGTCGGTCGCTGGCCTTCGACCAGTTCGCCCGGCGTGAACTCGTCGATCCACCCGTAGAACGCCCACGTCTGCGAGTCGGGGAACGTGATCGTGATCAGCTGGTTCACGTTCACCATCGCGAGGATCTCCGTGAGCACCGCGGGATCGTAGGAGACGGTCGCCCCAGCATCGCTCAACGACTTCAGGCTCTTCGGCGCCTGCGTCCGATAAGTCGTGTTCCCCATTGTCGTCTGATCGATCGCCCCGCCACCGCTGACTCCAGGAGGCGTGACGCTGATCTCCGACATCACCACCGAGCTGTCTTCTGCATACGAGATGGTGGTGGAAAACCCATCCTGCATTTCGGCCATGCTACACCTCCTTGATTGTGGCGATGAAGTTCGTCGAGAACATCCACCGCCGCTTCGTTCCCTCTTCTTGCCCCAGGTTCACTATTCCCGTGGCATCAGAGACATTCACGATCTGGTACGTGTTCGACCCAATGATCACTTGCTCATCATCGACGGCCGCCAGCGCGTCCTGCAGGTCCGCCGCCTTCGCGTAGCCCGTGTTGCAGGTTCGCGCCCGCAGCAGGATCTGCACGCCGAAGTGGAATAGAGCGGCGCCGTCCATCACCCGACCGTCCTTGATCGGCGTCGTGTCGATGCAAGCCGCGATGTCGTCATCTGTCTCGATTCCGTCCGGGAGAACGCCGACGTAGCCGTGCCACAGGCCGGAGTCGTCCGGGTCCGTCAGAATCGCCTCGCCGAAGAGGTACTCGGCGATGATGTTTGCTGGCGAGTGATTCATCAAACACCAACCCCCGGCCCCTTGCCGGCTTCGGCCGCTATCACCTTCAGCAACTCCGCCCGATGTTCTCGCGCCGGGCCCTCCAAGAACTTCGCCTGCTTTCCGATCGCGTGCTGCAGGTCCGTCCTCTCGTGCACGTAGACAGCATACGACGCCGTGTAGAACACGATCGCGTCAGTATCCCATCCGCGCCCGACTACGCGCGTGCCAGACGAGCCGTGCAGGTTGCCCGTGTCGAACGGAACAACCTCCTGCGAGTACCGCTGCAGCAACAGCCCGGCCTTCGCCAGCCCGCGGCGCATGTCCTTCGCGAGTTGCGTATCCGCCTTGTGCAGCGCGATGCGGATGTCCGAGACGCCTGTGATTCGGACCATGTTCGCCATTACAGGTACGCCTCTCGCAGGTACTTTTTCCCCTTGAAGTCCGGCGTCTTCTTCACGAGCCGTATCTCCCACGCGTTGACGTTGTTCTTCGGGTCGTCGCTGTCCGCGATGTCCGAGAGCGTGCCCTTCATGAGAACGCCCTTCATCTCGAGGTCGCGGTCAACCATCACGCGGGCCCTGCTCATGATGCGGTCCCCGTTCGGCGCGACGACCTCCTCCTGCACCTCGTCCCATCGGCAGGATATCAGGACTGGGCTACCGTACGTCGGCTGCCCGTGCCCGTCGAGGCTATCCACTGACCAGTATACAGCATAGCCCTTCATGGTGCGTATGGCTACAGCGACATTATCGTCTGCTGCATTTGAGTCTGGCGTCGTCGAGTCCACCAGCTGCTCCGCGACCGCGGCGCTCGCCGGGAAGCCCTCTTCGTCGCAACCGTACAGGATGACGATGCCGTTCTCGGCGGCCGACCGCGTCAGCACGATATCGCCAGACCCGAGGCGCAGGTCGCTATCACGCACAGCGCCATCAGACGACAACAGCCGTGCGTACGTGTACGGCGCATCGCCGGCCGTCGTGTTCACTGTCACAGCCAACCCGTCGTCTGACACGCTGACAGAGACGATTGCCGGCGCTGCGTACGTCGTCCGCTCCTCGTACCTCCACACACCCTGCTGCCCGCCCTTGAAGTACGTGTCGTGGATCGCGTCGAAGTACCACTCGCCCTCTTCCGATGAGCAGTCCCATTCGAGGAGGAAGCGAC